TTTGCAAGTGAATGGAGAAGAAAAGTTAAATTAAAATATAATTAATTAAATATATTGAACCTGGGAGAGAGTAATCTCTCCTGGGTTTTTTTGTGCCTGGTTGACTGGGTTGACTGGGTTGACTGGTTATAAATCTCCGTATCCGTATGAGCGCGCCAGAGTGAAATCTTACGCATTATGGAGTACGATCCAGCATATATAACACAGCTCCGGGACCAATGACACTTACAACACACTTAAAATATTAAATAAGTAAAGCAATATCTCAATAGTTTACGGTTGAGATAACCAAAGACTAAAAAAACTCTAGAAAAATGAAAGAATTTCAATGCGCGTGAGGCGGGTATACCCCGAAAACAAGGCGCATAAATTATAAATATATAAATCGGGACTTCGACACACAGGCACAGACAGACACACTATGGATATAAAAAACAAATTAATAACAGCAATGGTATTTAGTGCCGAAGATACTAACGGATTAATTATTCACTTAAACGGCTTTGAAAATCAAATCCATGCTAACAAATTTTTAAAAAAATTAATGAAAAACAGCGGCATTGAATATCAATCAATTAAAGAATTATTTAATTTACCAACAGTTCACTAAGGAGGGATGATGAATATAAATTTATTTATTCAAGAAGTGAAACACTACTGGAGCGAACATAAAAAAGTCGTACTTAGTGTTGCAGCTTTGATTATTATATTAGCGATTTTATAAAGTTATGCACATAGAAATACCTTATGTTCCAAGACCCCTACAGGCAAAACTGCATAAAGATTTAGACAATCATAGATTTGCGGTGCTTAACTGCCACAGGAGGTTTGGCAAGACTATACTGATAATTTTACATTTGATGAAGAAAGCTCTTACAAATGATAAAAAGAACCCAAGGTATTATCTTATTGGACCAACCTTTGTATCTATTAAAAGGGTATGCTGGGATTATTTAAAACAGTACGCAAGCTGTATTCCAGGAACTACTTTTAACGAAACTGAATTAAGGTGCGATTTTGCAACAGGAGCTAGAATACAATTATTATCTAGTGAGGATCCAGATAAAATTAGAGGAATATATGCAGACGGGGTTTGTGTGGATGAATGTTCACAGATGAACCCGATATTATGGAATGAGATAATTAGACCCGCTCTATCAGATAGAAAAGGTTTTTGTTACTTTATTTCAACACCAGCTGGAATGAGTAATATATTTTATGATTTATACCAGCACGCACAATCTGACCCAACCTGGTTAGCTTATACTGCAAAAGCCAGCGATACAGGAATTATCGACCAGGAAGAGTTGGATGCTGCTAAAACTCAAATGGGAGATGCAAAATATAAGCAAGAATTTGAGTGCGATTGGATTGCAAATATTGAAGGATCCGTATATGGATCAATTATAAAATCTTTAGAAGAAAAAAAACAAATAACTAGAATTGCATACGACCCAGCATTAATGGTTCATACTGCCTGGGATCTTGGAGTTGACGATAGTACAGCAATAGTTTTCTATCAATTACTGGGTAACCAGATTTTAATAATTGATTATTATGAAAACAACCGAGAAGGGTTGCCGCATTATGTTCAAGTCGTAAAAGATAAAGATTATGTTTATGGGGAACACTTTGCGCCACATGACATAGAAGTAACAGAATTTTCAACTGGTAAGACCAGAAGAGAGGTAGCTTACCAATTAGGAATAAGGTTTAAGATTTTACCTAAAATAAATTTAGAAGATGGTATCCACAGCTTAAAGATGGTTTTACCTAAGTGTTGGTTTGACGGAGATAACACAAAACCATTAATAGATGCTTTAAGACATCATCATCGAAAATATAACGAGAAGATGAAAATGTTTAGTAATAAACCAGTAAAAGATTGGAGTAGTCATGCAGCAGATGCCGCAAGATATATGGCTCTGTCGATTACTGATTTACCTAGACAAAAAGCAACAGCACAAAGTTTAGCTGTTAATGATTATAGAATACACGGAGAATAATTATGGGAATTTTTAAATCACCTTCAATGCCACCACCTCCACCACCACCGGCTCCTTTACCGGAACCACCAAGTTATGATGATGAGGCAAGGAAAAAAGAAATTGAAGAAAAAAGAGCGCAAGTAAGAAGAAATAGAAAAGGTAGAAAACAAACAATATTAACTGGAGCTGACGGTTTAGAAGATGACGATAGCTTATTAGTTAAAAAGAAAAAGTTAGGAGGATAAATGGGAGGAGCAAGTAGTAGTGGCGGAAACGATACTGACGTATCAGGAGCAGAAGCAGTAGCAACTGGTGGTAAAACTTATTCAGAAAAAAAAAAAAAAAAAAAAAAAGTAATTTCTAATACAGAAAAAGACGATAGCGCTGCTAAACTAGATTTATTCCATAATGATCCTTATACAAAAGATCAAAAGGGACCACTAGGCTTAAAATTTATAGAAGGTGGTTTAGATGCTGGAGCTAAAAAAACAAGAGAATTTTTTACAGATAAAGTTTTAACTTCAGAACGAGGAATGAAAAATCTTGGTTATACTAAAGATGAATTTTCCAGATTAAACAGAACTAAACAAGAAGAAGTTTATAAAGACTATAGAATGAGTAGACAAAGTGGAGCAACAGATGCTTATGGAAATATTAATCCTGGAGGTGGAGATAACAACCAACCAAAAACTACTTATGTTGAAGGAGTGGGTGCATCTGCGGTTAAAACATCTCCAACAGGAGCAGAAGTAGATCAAGCATCAGCTACCACAATGTCTGCTGATGCAACTTTACTTGCAACTAAAAAAAAAGGAAGAAAAGATACTATTTTAACCGCTGCACAAGGTTTGGGAGATAGTAATTTAACAATTAAAAGAAAAAAATTAGGATAAAAAATGGCGGTAGAAAAAAAAGCAAAAGAAATTATTGACAAATATAATACTTTAAAAAATCAAAGAGTTACTTGGGAAGAGCATTGGCAAGAAATTGCAGATTATTTTTTACCAAGAAAATCTAATATAACTATTAAAAGAACTAAAGGCGATAAACGACACGACCAGATATATGATGGTACAGCTACTCACGCATTAGAATTATTATCAGCTAGCTTAAATGGTATGCTAACCAATACGATTTCTCCGTGGTTCGTTTTAAAATTTAGAACTGAGGCAACTAACCAAGATGATACAGCAGTAGAATGGTTAGAGAGCTGCGCTAAAATTATGCAGCAAGTATTTGCTCGTTCAAATTTTCAACAAGAAATTTTTGAACTTTACCATGAACTATTAGCCTTTGGTACGTCTGCTATGTTTATTACAGATGATGTTAAAGATGATCTAAGATTTAAAACAATTCATATTTCAGAAATATTTATTACTGAAAATGAAAAAGGTTTTGTCGATAGCTTACTTAGAAGATTTCATCTTAAAAATAAAAATATTCCTTTAATGTATCCGGATGTAGAATTACCAAGATCATTGCAAGAGGTAGTAAAAAATAAACCTTTTGAAGATAGTATCATACTTCACTCAGTACACAAATCTGATACTCCAATGGGTTATGATAATAAAGATAATATGGATTATGTTTCATGCCATATTCATCAAGAGACAGGAGCTATTTTAAGAGAAAGTGGATTTAGAGAATTTCCATACGTTGTACCTAGATATTTAAAATCTTCATCCAATGAAATTTTTGGAAGATCTCCAGCTATGAATGCTTTACCAGATACCAAGATGTTAAACACAATGTCTAAGACATCTATTAAAGCAGCTCAAAAACAAATTGACCCACCATTAATGGTTCCTGATGATGGTTTTATTTTACCAATTAGAACTGTACCGGGTGGATTAAATTTCTATAGATCTGGAACCAGAGATAGAATTGAACCATTACAAGTTGGATCTAATGCTCCAGTTGGTATTCAAATGGAAGAGCAAAGAAGAAAAGCAATTAGAGAAAATTTCTTTGTCGATCAATTAATGATGGTCCAGGGTCAAAACATGACCGCAACAGAGGTTATGCAAAGAACTGAAGAGAAGATGAGATTGTTGGGTCCAGTATTAGGAAGATTACAATCTGAATTATTACAACCTTTAATTACTAGAGCTTTTAATTTATTATTAAAAAATAATAAATTACCTCCAATACCAGAAGAAATTGGCGACCAGGATGTTGAGATAGAATATGTATCTCCATTAGCCAAAGCTCAAAAAACACAAGAGCTATCATCTGTTATGAGAGGAATAGAAATATTTGGTTCAATGCAGAATATTGCACCAGTATTTGATTACATAGATATAGATGGTTTAGTAGATCACATTAAAAATGTTTTAGGTTTACCAGCTAAAATTATGAGATCAAAAGCAGAGGTTCAACAAATCCAACAACAAAAACAACAAGCCGAGATGCAGATGCAACAATTACAACAAGCTCAAGCAGTAGCTGAGAGTGCGGGTAAAATAGCACCAGCTCTAAAGGCGGTTGAGTAATGGATCACAAAGAACTTAAACAATTAAATATTGATTATAAAATGGTTTTTAAATCGGAAGCTGGAGAACGAGTGCTTTCTGATTTGGAAAAGAGATGCAGTTTTCATGTAACTACTCATGTTAAAGGAGATAGCCACGAAAGCGCATTTTTAGAAGGAACAAGATCAGTAGTCTTGTTTATTAAAAATATGCTTAACAAAAAAGGAGAATAAATATGTCAAGCGAAAATCAAGAGGTAGTAACGCCAGAAGTATCAACTGATGCTCCGGTGTTATCTGGAGATCCTAAAACAGAAACTCCAGAAACAAACATAGATTGGAAAGCAAATCTTTCCGATGAAATAAAATCTGATAAATCTTTAGAAAACATTAAAGATATAGAAGGTTTAGCAAAGTCTTATGTTCATGCACAAAAATTAGTTGGATCAGATAAAATTCCAGTTCCAAATAAATATGCAACCGAAGATGATTGGAATGCAGTTTATGAAAAACTAGGTAGACCAAAGGATGCAACTGGATATAAATATGAACTAGGAGAAGATGCTAATATTAATCAAGACGCATTAAAAAGTTTTTCAGACCAGGCTCATAAGTTGGGATTACTTCCAACACAAGCTAACGGCATTGTTAAATTTTATAATGATATGGCAGCTCAACAGCAACAGGATTTAGATACAACAGCTGAAAACGCCAGACAAGAAAGTGAAACATCTCTTAAAAAAGAGTGGGGTCAAGCATACAAACAACAAACTAAAAAATCTGCTGATGTTGCTTTACAAGTTTTTGATGAAGATTTTTTAAATAAAAATTTAGCAGACGGAACTAAAATTGGCGACCATCCAAGTTTTATTAAAGCGTTTGCTACATTAGCTGATAAGATGGGAGAAGATACTATAACTCAAGCATCTGGACCAGCTTATCAAACTCCAGCTCAAATAGAGAAAGAAATAGGAGAATTAACAAAAGAAGGATCTTCGTATTGGGATAAAAGACATCCTAATCACGATCTTGCTGTTAAAGAAGTTTTGGCTTTACGAGAACAAAAAAATTCTGTATAGCTGAAATATATTAGGATAATCGACAGACCCTAGTTGACACTATGAAAGTATAGGTTCCAGGAGAACTCAAATCGAGGTTTCGACCCGTAAGGATAATCAGCCGCTAACATTAACAATAACCAACCAAGGAGAATAGAATGTCTATTCAAATTACTACTTCTTTTGTGGAGCAGTATAGCTCGAATGTTGCTATGCTTTCTCAACAATTAGGAAGTAAATTAAGAGGTTCTGTTGATGTGGAAACTGTAAGAGGTAAAAACGCTTTCTTCGATCAAGTCGGAGTTACTGCTGCCCAAATAAGAACGAGCAGACATGGCGATACACCTCAAATTGATACGCCACACAGCAGAAGAAGATTGAGCTTGGCTGATTACGAGTGGGCTGACTTAGTTGACGATGTTGACAAAGTTAGAATGCTTGTGGATCCAACAAGTTCATACGCTAAGGCAGCGGCAGCAGCGATGAATAGAAGCATGGATGACGTAATTATTACGGCTATGAATGCTTCAGCATCAACTGGTGTTGCGGGTGGTTCATCTACAGCTTTACCTTCAAGTCAAAAGACTGCAACTTCAGACCAATCAGATGGTTTGACAATTGCTAAACTTTTAGCTGCGAAGAAAATCTTAGATAACAACGATGTAGATGCTTCATTGAAGCGTTTTGTCGTTTGCGGACCACAACAGATCTCGGATCTATTAGGAACTACTCAAGTAACTAGCTCTGACTATAATACAGTTAAAGCTCTTGCTGAAGGTAGTATCAATTCCTACTTAGGATTTGAGTTTATAATGTCAACAAGACTGAACATGGATGCAACTAACACAGACGACAGATTAATTTTTGCTTATACTGAAGATGCTATTAAATTAGGTATCGGAAGTGATATAGCAGCAAAAATCTCTGAAAGAGCTGACAAGTCTTACTCAACACAAGTGTACTACGCAATGTCTCTTGGTGCAGTAAGAATGGAAGAGAAAAAAGTTGTTCAAATTCCATGTCATGAAGCATAATAGGAGGATAATAGAAATATTATGGCTGTAACAACACAAAAAAGTACAGAGTACACTAACGCAACAGCAACTCCTATCGTCAAAGCTGATACAACTGGAGATAAAGGTAAATTAAGAACTTTAGCCTTCACTCACGATCAGGATGGCGCTGGAGATGCAAACTCAACTGTAACTCTTGGCAAATTGCCAGCGGGTAAAGTTAAAATCATAGGCGGACTATCTAGATTTTATTGTAACTGGGTAACTAGCTCACAAACAATGGATATTGGATGGGAGGCTTATACTGATCTTGACGGAGACACAGTTGCTGCGGATGTCGATGGAATGGTAGATGGTTTAGACGTTGACGCTGTTGGATACTTTTCAATGGAAGGTAATACTGCTGCAACTAAGTTGCTTGGTGGTAACCATACGTTTGAAAGTAGAGACGGAGTTGTCATCAATGCTTTAGCAACAGCTGCTTTAGCAGATGGAGACGATCTATCTGGTGTAATAACTTACATCGTAGACTAACAAATAGAATTTTAGGCGGGGAAAGCGAGAGTGGAACCCGCCTAGGATGCAAAAAAAAATTAATTTTTAGGAGACTAGATGGCTAGTGTAGTTCAAATTTGTAATTCAGCATTAAATCAATTAGGAGCAAGTTCAATTACAGCTCTTACAGACGATAGTAAAAATGCTAGACTATGTAATGAAAGATATACAACAATTAGAGATGCAGTATTTAGAGCGCATCCCTGGAACTGTTTAATTAAAAGAATACAATTAGCACAAGACACAGCTACTCCAGCCTGGGGTTTTACATATCAATATACATTACCCGCAGATTGTTTAAGAATTTTAGGAATTAAAGATTATAATTCTGATTATAAAATAGAAGGTAGAAAATTATTAATTGATGAAAGTTCTGTTTATTTAATTTATTTAGCACAAATAACAGATGTCAACGAATTAGATATTTTATTAAGAGAAACTATCTCTGCATATTTAGCGCAAGATATTGCTTATGCTATAACTGCCAATCTACAAGTTTCAAAATTAATGGCAGAAAAATATCAAGCTAAATTATCAGAGGCGAGACACGCAGATAGCTCTGAAGGTTATAATACAAATCCAGAGTTAGCTCCAACAGATCAAATCATAACTGAAGACTTTTTAAATAGTAGATACTAAATATGGGAAAACAACTTTTAAGCATCCCTAGCTTTACCGCTGGGGAGCTTTCCTCTTCTATGGAGGGAAGAACAGATTTTGCAAAATACTTTAACGGTGCAACTACCATTGAAAACTTTGTGGTTATGCCACATGGACCAGTAATGAGAAGACCAGGTACATATTTTGTTTCTGAAATTAAAACTTCTTCTACTTCAACCAGATTAATTCCATTTACATTTTCAACTACTCAAACTTACATTTTAGAATTTGGCAATCAATATATTCGTTTCTTTAAAGATGATGGTCAAATTGTAGAAGGTGATAAAACTATTACAGGAATTACTGCTGCTGATCCAGCTGTAGTTACATCTAGCTCACATGGTTATTCCGATGGAGATTTTGTAACTATTTCTAGTGTTGTTGGAATGACAGAAGTTAATAATAAAACTTTTAAAGTTTCTAATAAAACTACCAATACTTTTGAATTACAAGATGTTGATGGTAACGATATAAATTCATCTGCTTACACAACTTATTCTTCAGCGGGTACTGCTAATAAAATTTATCAAATCACAACCAGTTATACGACAGCACAATTATTTGATTTAAAATTTGCACAGTCTGCTGACGTTATGTATATCTGCCATCCCAGCCACGAGGCATCAAAATTATCCAGAACTGGACATACTTCTTGGACACTTTCAGAAGTAGACTTTGCTGAAACTGGACCCTACATGGATACCAACACCACAGCGACAACTTTAACTCCAGCATCCTCTGGAACTGGAACGGGTGTTAATATAACTGCTAGCTCAACCACAGGAATAAATGGTGGAGATGGTTTTCAAACAACAGACGTTGGAAGAATTTTAAAATTTAATAGTGGCGAGGCTGTAATTACAGGAAGAACTAATACTACAGTTGTTGTTTGTACTATAACTAAAGCATTTACTAATACCGATGCTACAGTAGCATTTAATCTGGGTTCTTTTTCAGACACCACGGGTCATCCTTCGGTAGTTACTTTCTTTCAACAAAGATTAGTATTTGCTGGAACTTCAGATCAACCACAAACTATGTTTTTCTCAAAGTCTGGAGATTATGAAAATATGACAGCTGGAACTGATGCTGACGATGCTATGATTTATACTATTGCATCAAACCAGGTTAATGCAATTAAAGCCATGAAGGCAACAAGAACTTTAATTGTAATGACAACTGGTGGAGAATATGCCGTCTCTGCTGGAACCGCATCTGCAATCACACCTACAAATATTTCAATTATTAAACAATCCAACTATGGTTCAGCCGGAGTGGATGCTTTATCTATTGGTAACGCAACTATCTTTTTACAAAGAGCAAAAAGAAAAATGAGGGAGCTTGCTTATAACTTTGATACAGATGGTTATGTTGCTCCAGATTTAACTATTCTTTCTGAACATATAACCGATAGTGGTATTACCCAAATGGATTATCAACAAGAGCCATATTCGGTTGTTTGGGGTACAAGAACAGATGGGATTTTAACTGGTTTAACTTATAATAGGTTAGAGAATGTTGTAGCCTGGCATAGACATATTATCGGAGGCAAATCAGATACAACAAAAAATATTATTCAACAATCAATTTCTTTCACATCCAATTCTTCAAACGTAAGTACCACAAATAATACAATCACAATTTCATCACACGGTTTATCAACTGCTGATCCAATTTATTACTATGCAGCGAGCAACATTATTGGTGGATTAAATAATTCAACATTATATTATGCCATCGCATCTGATAGTAATACCATTAAACTAGCCACAACTGCATCTAATGCTACTGCTGGAACAGCTGTGTCTTTTACATCTGCTCCAGGCTCGGACACAACTCAATACATTTATCAAGGTATTAATATTTCATCTAATTTTATTTATTCTGTATCTCATGGTTTTGTTACTGGAGATATTTTTTATTATGATAATACAGGAACATCTATTGGTGGTTTATCTGAAAATACAAAATATTATATTGAAAAAATTGATAACAACCAATTTAAACTTTATTCAGATAAAACTTTAGGTACTGTTGTTAATTTAACTTCAGCTCATACAAGCGAGCAAACTGATAACATTTTAACCCATGCTAAAGTAGAAAGTGTTGCTGTAATTGATGGCGATGCAGACGAGGATCAAGTTTGGGTTATAGTTCAAAGATGGATTAATGGAGCTGTAAGAAGATATGTAGAATATTTTACTCCATTTGATTTTAATAGAGATGTTACTGCATTTCATTATTTAGATAGTGGATTAAGTTATGTTGGCGATGAAACATCCTCTCTTACTGGATTGGATCATTTAGAAGGAGAAGTTGTAGATATTATTGGTGAAGGCGCTACACAAACCTCAAAGACGGTTTCTGCGGGAGTTATCAGTATTGATACCGCAACCGAGCAAGCTAAAGTTGGTTTATTATATACATCTGATTTACAGACAATGAGATTAGACGAAGGTTATACAGAAACAACACAAACTAAAACAAAAAGAATTTATGATTTATCTGTTAGGTTTCAAGATACAGTAGGAGCTAAAGTTGGACCAGATGCAGCAAACTTAACAGCAATAGATTTTAGAGCTAGTGGATCTCCAATGGATTTGCCTATTCCCTTATTTACTGGAGATAAACAAATTGAATTTGATACAGGCTATGGCACAGAAGGCTTAGTTTATATTCAACAACCACAAGCTCTACCAATGACTATCCTGGGTATTTATCCAAGACTGGAGACAGAGAGTGTCTAATATTAAATTTGTACCTTTTGAAAACGAACACGCACATTATATTTTAGATCAAGGTTTAAATAGTGAACTACTAGAAATGAAACCAGAGCATAGAAGATATGCTTACTATCTAAAAGAAGTTGGAATGTCGTTTACAGGGTTATTGAATAACAAACCTATAGCGGCTGGAGGGATCTTTCCCCTCTGGGATGGCTGTGCCGAGGGGTGGGTCTTGGCTACAAAAGAAATAAATAACTATCCAATAACATTTGCAAAGGTTATTAAACAAAGAACTGACATGATGTTAAAAAATAATTTTATTAGAAGATTACAAACATCTGTTAAAGCCGATTGTTTAGTTGCGTTAAAGTTTGCAAAATTTTTAGGATTGAAAGAAGAAGGTTTAATGAAAGGTTATGGTCCAGATGGATCAGACTTTTATAGATTTGCGAGGATTATAAAATGAGTTTTTTTGGAGATGTAATAGGTGGTAAGGCAGCTGACAAAGCTAGCCAATTTAATCAAGGTTTACTTAATAGAGATGCTTTAATTGCAGAGCAAGAGGCTAAAGCTGGTTATGCTGTTTATACCAAATATGATTTACCAAGATTTAACGACAACGCAGACAAATTAATTGGCGAAATAGTAACTAATTATGCAACGTCTGGTGTTGAAAGATCTGGAACTGTTTTAGATGTTTTATTTGAAAATGAATACCAACTTGAAACAGATAGAGACATGATGGAATACAATGCAACAATAGCAAAACAACAAAAAGAAAACGAAGCAATTAATTTAAGAGCTGAAGGAAGAATAGCAAGATACAGAGGAAAGGTTGCTAAAAAAGTTGGTTACTTTAATGCTGGTTCAAGTTTATTAAATACAGCAATGATGTTTAAAGGATAATAATGGCAATTAAAATTTATAATACACAAATAGCACCAACAACTGAAGTTGGTGAAAGAAAATCTACAAGAGCAATGCAAATAGATTTAAACACCGCTGCCGCTCCAGGTAGAGCAATGGGTAATATGTTTGCAAGCGGAGAAAGACTTTATGTTAAGTATGAAGAAAGAAAATCAAAAAACTCAGCTTTAAAAGCATACGATGTTGCAGTTAATGGTAATGAAAATTTTGAAGGATTAAATCAAGCTAAAGTCAAAGCTGGTTTAATGACAGACCCAGATAAAGCAACTGCATACTATCAAGCTGAATATGATAAAATAAAAGGTTATTTAGAAAATAATGTTGATGGTATTTTTGGTAAAAGATTTTTTAATGAAAAATTAGCATTAGCAAAAATATCAGATATGAATACTGTTAAGAAAAATTCTTATCTTAATTTTATTACAGAAACTAGAACCGTTGAATTAAAATCAATGGAACCAGATATATTTAAAGCAGCTACATCACAAGAAGGATCTGTTGAACATAAAATAGCAACAGATAATTTAATAAATAAATTTGCATCCCCAGAATTTAAAGAGTTATTTGGAGCTAAAGCCAAACAAGTTGAATTTCAAACTTGGGAAGGTGTAGATATATTAAAATTTAGTAATGATTTAGAAAACGATGCAATAGACACTTACGACAAAATATTAGCAAAAGATAAAGATAGTTTTACTAACTATAAAAATTTATCAGCAGATAAAAGAATGCAGTTAGTTAATTCAGCTAAAAATGCTGCACAAGCTATGTCAAGCCGAGAAATGAAAAAATATTATGCAAGCGCAAAGATTGGCGAGGCATCTAATTATACAAAAGAAAAATTACTTAAACCTTGGAAAGACAGTAAAGAGTATACTGAAATGTTTGAATTTTTAACTATTAGCGACATAGTTAGAGATAATAGTTTAGTCATTAAAGATTCAGAATACGGTCAAGAATTAAATCTTATACAGAATATAGAAGTTACCGGAGATCAATTAGCATTTAAAGAAAAGGCTAAAAAACATTTAGAACAAATAGCTTATGAGAAAATGGCTTTAATTCAAAAAGATGCGGCTGGATATTATATAGCAAGTAATGAAGATTTAAAAGTTCTTGAAAAAGAAATTAATTTAGCTGAAAGCACAGATAATTTCGAAAGAGCGCAAACTCTTATTTCTGAAAGATCAAGTTTATTAGATGAAATTTACGAAGAAAAAAATGTACCTATTGCTTTAAGAAAATATATTAGCGAGGCAGAGGCTAATAATATTGTTGCAGCTTTTAATAATGAAATAGATGTCAATAAAAAAATTGGTTACTTATTTGGTTTAAGCGACAAGTATGGCAATAAGATGCCAGATATTTATAATCAATTACAAGATGCCAACTTACCGGGTGGTGCAACTTTAATTTTAAGTACCAATAATAGAGATCTTCAACTTTCTATTGCTAATGGTTTTGATGTTAAGAGTTTAGAAAAAAATATACAAAATTCAACTATGTTAAAGAAAGCTGATTTAAACGATATTAAAAAAGGGATAGCTGAACAATTAAACGATAATGGTTATGCAACAGTTGTTAATAATCAACCCGCTGGAGAATTAGATCAAGTAAATCATATTAACATGGTTACAGATGCTTTATATCAAGGAGTTCTTTATAAAATGTTTAATGAAAATTTAACAATAGATAAAGCTGTAAGTAAAATTATTGAGGCTCATTCAAGCGATTATAAATACCATGAAACTTTTTGGATACCAAAAGATGTTAATGGTACAGCTATTAATCAAAGTCTTATTGAACAAAAAGCAGATTATATTTTAGAAGAAATCAAATTAACAGATTATCTTAATAAAATAGATTTATCTCATTATGGATCAATCGACCAAGAAATATTAAATGAAGATAGAAAATTTGTTGTTGGACAATTAGATAGTAAATTTGAAAATTTATCAAAACAGCAAATACAAGAGTTAATGGTTTCTGATATTAAAAATAATGGTAATTGGTATCTTAACGAAAAGGGAGATGGTTTGTTATTATATGTACCAAGAGAAAACGGTATGATGATCCCAATATCTGATGCTAATGGAGCTAGAATAGAAATTAAATTTACAGATACATATAATTTAATGCCTATTACTGGTGTAGAAATACCAGACAACAAACTATTAGAAAGCAGAGACGAAGATAAAAGTAAAGGATTAGGGGCAAGTTTTTGGAAATAAGAAATAATAAACAATGTTAAATTTAAAATTTAATACATTTAAGTTACCGGATCATGTTATTAATACTGCTGCACAAACAGCTAACGTAGGTCTATGGGAGGCAACTAAAACGTCTGCTTACCAAGCCTGGAACTTTAACCCAACATCATCTTTGTTTCGTACATTTGAATATCAAGAGGCTTACAATTTTAGTGATGAGGTTCTTCCTAAAGAAGAATTAAATAAACAATATGCTGATATGGGTTTATTCTTTGAAAAGGATACTAGAAAAGGTGTAGTAGATTATATAGTTCAAAGAAAAAAAATTGAACAAGCAAGATCTGCTAAACTTGCTAAAGCTCCACAAAATTTAGCATCAAAAGCTGTTTATTTAGGAGCTGGTTTAGTTACATCGTTTACAGATCCAATAAATATTGCAGCATCCTTTATACCGGTTGTTAGGGAGGCAAGATTTGCCAGTTTAGTTGCAAGACTTGGCGCAACAAGAGCAAGATTAGCAAAAGGTGCTATTGAAGGTTTTGTTGGTAATACTTTAGTTGAACCTATTGTTTATGGTGTTGCACAGAGAGAACAAGCAGATTATACCTATCAAGATACTATTTTAAACTTAACTGCCGGAACTCTTCTTGGTTCTGGTATGCACCTTGGTTTTGGTAAAATAGGAGATGCTATAGCAAGTGTTAGAGGAAAAGATAATATCTACCAAAGACTTGCCAAATCACATCCTCACTTAAAAGATGATTTATTTAGACACGCAGTAACCAAAGCAGCAAATGATGAAGCTGTTAATGTTGGCGAGGTAGTTCAAAATTCAAGATTAAATAATGACACTTTAATTGAAATAGATAATACAAAAGCTGAACTTAAAAAATCATTAGTTAATTCAAGAAAAGAATTAAACGAGGAAGGTGTAAAATTATTTGGAAAAATTAAAGATATTAAACAAAAGATAGCTGCTTTAGAAAAATTAGATCCTAAAAGAAAATTAAAATATATTGGTACATTAAAAAAAATAACTGAGCTTAAAAAAAAATTAAAAGATTTAGAAGCAAAAGAAAAAGCAGTTGTTGAAAAGATTGTAAACGAAAATAAAGTTGCGAGTAAAGTTAAGAGTACAGAATTAAGTAGAGATGATGTTGGAGTAAATCCAAATAAAACAGAGCCTATTATTGAAAATAAAACAGTTCAAGCAGAAGAACTAGATGCAGAAAATTTATCTTTAAGAGCTAAAGATATGGAGAAACAATTAAACAATGAAGCTGCTAGTGCTGAAGTTGCAGCTAATACTAAAGCCATGGAAAGTATTGATAATAAAATTAAAAACAAAGCTAAAATAAGAGACGGAATTAAAGCTGCTGTCAACTGTATAATTAGGAGATCTTAATGGCAGATAAATGCTTAATTGAAGTTAAAAGAGTTATAAAAGATTTATTAACAGATGATGAAGTTAATACAGTTTTAACTAGAGTTAAATCTAATTTAGCAGCTGAACAAGCATTAAAAAAGGCTAACATTGAAGAGAGTAAACTTGCACAAAAAGTTATTGATGAAATAGAAATAGAACAAGCAATTAATAAAAGAAATTTAGCAAACGATACTATTAAAGTTTTAGAAAGATCAAATCATATAATAGATAGTTGGTCTAAAGATCCAATTAAAGGAATAAGAGCTATATTAGTAGGTATTCAAGATTTTGGTAAAGGTTCCAGAAGATCTATAGGTAACGATCAAGCTGCTTTAGAAGAAGAGTTTATGACTAACTTGTTTACTGATTTAAAAAAAGCTGGTGGTAATGCTTTAGATGCTTTTCAAAATGGTAAATTAGATATTGAAGTTTATCGAGAGTTAGCCGGAGAAAATACTGGAGTTAAAGATGCAAAAGTTATCGCAGAAATTGTTAAAAAACATAATGAACATGTTAGAACAATTTTAAATAATTTAGGTGCTAACATTGGTAAACTAGATGATTGGATTACAAGACAATACCATGACCCAGATAAATTAATTGGAGCAGCTGGAAGATCTATAACCGATTGGAAACAACATCAATCAGCTTGGAGAGAAATTATAAAACCATTATTAGATTTAGAAAGAACCTTTGGTGGCGCAAAAAACATTGATGAAATTTTAGATGATATGTGGCTTAAATTAAGATCAGGTGTTTTTTTTAAAAATGATGGTTTAGATGCAGTTTATGGTTCTCAAAGTATTGTAAAGAAATTAAGTGAAGGCAGAGTATTACATTTTAAAAATGCCGATGCCAGATTTAAGTACGATCAAAAATTTGGCAATCCAAGATTAAGAGAAAGTGTAGTACACGGTTTACAATTATCAGCAAGAAATATTGGTATAATGAATAGTTTTGGTACTAAACCTAAAGCAAACTTTGAAAGAATGTTAAAAATTTTAGAAGTTCATTTTGCAAAGATAAATCCTAAATTAGATGGAAAGTTTAAATTTGAAAAATTTAAAAATGAATTTATGGAAGTGGATGGTTCAGTTTACCAAGTTGATAATGCTATGGGTGCTAAAATTGGTATGGCTCTTCGTTTTTTTCAAGGTACTGGTAAACTAGGATTTGCAACCATTTCATCATTTGCCGATCTTGCTACTTATATGACAGAAAGTAGGTTCCAAGGTAGAGGTTTATTTACTGGTTTAGCAGAGGCTTTAGGTCAACTTACTGGTTTAGGTAGAAATAAAGTTGCTTTAGATGTTTTGGGAGTAATGAGTAATACTACTATTGGAGTTATGAACCAAAAATTTTCTGGTAGAGGAGATATGACGGGTAAGTTTGCATCTCTGTCAAATAAATTTTATCAATTAAATGCTTTGAACTGGTGGGTTTCAAATTTAAAATCAGCAATGACAGTTGGTGTTGCTAGATTATATGGAATGAAAAGATCATTAACATTTGACAAACTTTCAGCTAGAGAGCAAAACATTTTAACTATGTATGGTATTGATAATGGTAAGTGGAATATGTTAAGATCTATTTCTGCATTAGAGGCAGATGGTAAAACATATATTACAGCTGAAAAAATAGATGAAATATCTATTGAAAGTATTGATAGTTATTTAGGTAGAAAAGTATCAAAAAGAGAAGCTGATAATTTTAGACAAGATTTACATATTTCTTACAGAAACCTTTTATTAGATAGAGCTATGCACGGTACACCAGAACCAGATGCAGCAGTAAGAGCAGACTTAAATAGAGGATGGAAAAGAGGAACTGTTGAGGGGGAATTAATGAGATTTTTTACACAGTTTAAATCTTTTCCAGTTGCTATTTATCAAAAAGTTATTGGTAGAGAATTAAGAGGTTATAACCCGGCTAATGAAAGTGTAGGCAGAAATAGAGCAACTGGTTTAGCATCTATGGTTATTTTTGGAACTATGATGGGTTATCTTGCAATGACAGTCAAAGATTTATTAAAAGGTAAATCTCCAAGAGATATGAGTAAGTTAGAAAATTGGGGTGCTGCTTTTGTTCAAGGTGGTGGAATGGGTATTTATGGAGATTTTTTATATTCAGAATTAAAAAATGGTTATGGTGGCTCTTTGCAAGAGACAGCTATGGGTCCAGCATTTGCTGATCTATCTAAATTTATAGCATCATTTACACATTTAATTAATGGAGATATGAAGAAATTTGGTAAATCCAATTATTCAATCCTTGAAGGTAATACACCATTTTTAAATTTATTTTATACCAAGGCAGCTTATGATTACTTAATTGGCTACCATATAAAAGAATTTTTAGACCCAGGATACTTTAGAAGAATGAGACGAAAAGCCTATAAAAACCAAGGGTCAAAATATTTTTTAACCCCATAAAAAAGTATAGACACTATGGATAAATTTTAATAAAGAGAAACATAGTGTAGGATTTTAATGCCTACAAATCACTTTCTCACAACCTAAATATAAAAATTATGACAATATCTACTACAACTTTACGTAACTCCTATAGTGGAAATTCATCTACTACAGCGTTTGCGTACACATTTCCGATAAATTCTACATCTGAAATAACAGTAATTGAAAGATCTGCTACCGGTACAGAGACAGTAAAAACTGAAGGTACTGGTTCTACTAATTATGGTATAGCGGATAATGGAGCTGCTGGTGGAACTGTAACTATGGTTACTGCACCAGCTACTGGAACAACTTTAGTTATTTTAAGAAATACAGCTTTAACCCAAGAAACTGATTATGTAGCAAACGATCCTTTCCCGGCTGAAACTCACGAAGACGCTTTGGATAAAGCATTAATGCAAGCACAGGAATTGCAAGAAGAATTAGATAGATCATTTAAAGTTTCAAGAACTAATACTATTACAACACCAGAATTTACAGATGATGCTACGACTAGAGCATCTAAAACTTTAGGATTTGATAGTTCTGGAAACTTAACAACTGTTGCTGATTTCCTTCCAGCTGGAGGAGACAGCGCACAATTTACTTATTCAACAACAACGACAGATTCTGATCCAGGATCAGGAATTATAAGATTTAACAACACAACACTTGCATCAGCTACTATTGCTTATGTGGATGATTTAGAGGCAAATGCAACTGATGTTTCTGCATGGGTTCAAAGTTTTGATGATGTAACTGGCAATGATACTAACAGAGGAAGAATAAGAGTTACAAAATCTAATGCTTTAGATGTATGGCACGTTTGGAAAATATCAGGTGCTGTAACAGATGCTTCTGGTTATACAAAATTAGCTTTAACTTATATTGATGGTGCTGGAGCTTTAGCGGATGAAGATAAAGTATTTTTATCTTTTTCAGCAAGTGGTGAAGATGGAGCAATTCCTGGTTACTATTACAAATTTGATACTGGTACTTCAGATGCAGATCCGGGAGCTGGAGAAGTTTCTTTTAACAATGGAACTTACGCATCGGCTACAGTAATCTATATTGATGACGCTGATGCAAATGGAGTAACCACTCAAGCAGATACCGAAACATGGGGAGATTCAACAGAAACTATAAAAGGATATTTACACATCGTTGACATTAATGATAGTACGACTTATGCAAGATTTAAAATTACTGCTGCTGTCGTAGATGCCTCTGGTTATAATAAAATTACAGTTGTTCATTTAGCATCAAACAATACCTTTTCAGCAGCAGATGAATTATCAATTACCTTTACTAGAAATGGAGATGCTGGTGCTTCACCAGGTTATTTTTATAAATTTGACACAGGAACGAGTGCAGTTGATCCAGGTGCTGGAGAGATAGCATTTAATAATGGTACTTACGCTTCGGCAACAGCTATTTATATAGATGATGTAGACCAAAATTCAGTCAATACTGTAACAGATGTTTTAACTTGGGATGATTCAACATCAACAATAAAAGGCTATCTTCATATTACAGATATTAATGATAGTTCAACATACGCAAGATTTTCAATAACAGGATCATCAACCGATGGCTCTGGATTTAATACACTCGTTGTAACACACATAGCATCGAATAATACTTTTTCTGCGGCTGATAGTTTATCCGTTCACTTTACAAGGCAAGGCGATAAAGGAACAAAAGGAGCAATACCAAGTTATAATTATAATTTTGATACTTCAACAACCGATGCTGATCCTGGTTCTGGCGATATACGATTTAATAATGGTACTTATGCAAGTGCAACAGCAATTTATATTGATGATGCGGAAGCAAATGGAGTTGATGTTTCAGCAGATGTGTTGACATGGGATGATTCAACCTCTACCATTAAAGGATATTTACATATTGTTGATACTGACGATGCAACAACTTTTGCAAGATTTTCAATTACAGGAGCAACAACTGATGCTAGTGGATATAATAAATTAGCTGTTACTCATTTAAGTTCTAATAATACTTTTTCGGCAGCCGATAGTTTATCGGTTCATTTTTCACCTTATGGATTAAAAGGTGATACTGGTTCAACTGGAAGTACAGGATCTACTGGATCAACAGGCTCTACAGGAGCAAGTGGAACTAACTCTCAACTTTCAATGACTTGGGATAACTCCACATCGGATGCAGATAATGGAGCTGGAAAAATAGCGTGGAACCACGCAACGATAGCAAGTGCAACAGTTTTATATGTCGATGATGCTGATGACGCATCTGCTGACATTTCTGGTTATGTTCAATCTTGGGATGATATAACTAATACTACAGCAAAAGGAATTGTAACCATAACTAAAGAAGGCACAGCATCAACTTATGCTATCTTTAAAGTTTCTGGTTCAGTTACCGATGCAAGTGGATATACAAAAGTTCCAGTTACTCATGTTGTCAGCTCAGGTTCATTTTCAGATGGCGATGGAGTAGGAGTACACTTTAGTTTTTCTGGAACAGACGGAGCAATGACCAGCTTTACCGTTGCTGGTACATCAGGCTCTTCACAAACAATAACAAACGGTAATACATTAACGATA